ACGCCGATGACGCGAACAGACGCGTTCGAAGCGGAAGTAGCCGTGTCGAGCATCTGCGAGGAGAGGCCCGTGGTGGCATTGCCGCTGATGGCAGTGAGATTGTACTGCTTGCCAATGCTGGCGACCGTCAGCGTGGCATCCGACTGGATCTCATACACGATGCTCGGGTCGAGCGTCGAATAGGCGACCACTTCGGTGCCATACTGCGAAGCAGTCCACTTGTTCGACACGCGACGACGACCGTCGCTGTCGGTGAACTCAACGCCCTGAAAGGTGCCGATGAAGGCGGCGCCAACGGCGGCCGCAACAAGAGTACCTTCGACTTCACCGCCGCCAGTGCTGGGGGCGATGCGAACCGGCTGGTTCTGGTAGATGTTGGCCGCGTAGCCGTTCTCAATCGTGAAAGCGGTGGGACGGACCACACCACTCGGCGAGTAAGACGGACGGAGGCCAAACGGCTGAGAGACAGAAGACATTAGCCATTTCCTCTATGGATTGGGTTTCAAATCCCTTTGCCTCAGTTGAAAACTGGGGCGCCGGGCGCGGGTTCATACATGTCCGTCATTCCGTCGCCCTCGATCAACTTCGCTCCGGCACGAGCCGCCTGCTCCCGCATAATCTCTGCGGTTTCGGCCAGCTTGTTTTCCTCACGCAACGGTGCGTCGTGGTGAGCTTCCTGCATGAACTTCTGATAGAGGCTCATGGGCAGCTTAAACGCGAGCATCTCGTTGACGCCCACAAAACCGGCCCATTCGCCAGTCTTGATGGACGCATACTCCAGTCCGGGGATTTCTTCAGGCTTGATCGGCTCGTAACCGAGACGGATGCGGCGATGAATACTATCACGCGGGTTCGTAGTCGTGAGCCAGATGGTGTGATACCCGGGCAATTCGGGCAAATCCGGCAATGCATCATTAAACAGTTGCTGACGGAACATCTCCAGCCTGTCGTCTTCGCTTACCGCGCGATCCTGAGTAACCTTGCGGTCCTCGACTTCGCGGGTGCGCCGACTGGCACCGAGTTCCTTCTTAAGGCGATCATCTACGTTCATCTGGTTCGCTCCTTTTAGCGTGCCGAGTTCTTGTCGTAGGCCTGATACGCCTTCAGATAGCGCGTCCGAAGTACGGGATCATCCCATACTCCAGCATCAATCATAGCCTGTTTGCGGTCCTGTGTCACATAAACTTCCTTGCGCGTCGACGGAGGCGCGTGCTCGCGGCTGTTACCCGTGGGCGGAGCCTTGCGCTTGGCCGGCGCCGCAGCGCGCGGTGCCTCCTCGCCGCCGTCGTCATCCGCGGCGCTTCCGCCGTTGATGCGCGAAGACACGCGACGCGTCAGCTCGTGCCAGTAGTCGACCGACGCCGGGTTGTAGCCCTCAGACACCAGACCGTCGTCGATCGCCTTCGTGACGCGGCTGTCCTCGTCGCGCCCATTGGGGTCGTACCACGGGTTGGCGGCGATCCACTCCTGCGCCAGATTGCGCACGCGCGGATCCGGGCCGGGGTTGGCAACCTGCTTGCGGACCTGCTCAACCTGTTGTTTTGACTGAGACAATTCCCACGCACGCCGGTTGGCCTCGTCGCGCAGGCGCAGTGCCGTGGCGGCGTCTTCGCCGTTTCCGGCCTCGATCGCGCGCGCCATGATGCTCTCCGCCTGCTGGGCGTCGCGCACGGCCTCCTGCATGCGCTGATCCAGCGTCTGCTCGTTCGTCGACAAGGCGTGGCCCTCGATGGCCGACACGCGCCGCACCAGCTCGGCGTTCTGCTCGCGCAGGAACCGCAGCTCGCGATCGGCGTTCTCCTTGGCCCGCTTGCGCACTTCGCGCCGCTTCAGGCGCCGCTTGCGGTTGGGTGAGACGTCTTCGTCTGTGTCGTCTTGGCTCTCGGCAAGGCGCTCGTCGCCCTCGCTCTCGTCTTCCTCGTCGTCCTCGGCGTCGGCTTCCGCCTCGGCTTCGGCCTTCGGTTCTGGTTTGCCCTCGTCCTTGGGGGGCGTCTCTACGGCAACCAGTTCGTCTTCGTCAGTCTCAATCAGTTTGTCGTCTGCCATGACCAGCTCTCCTTTGCAGCCTTATAGGAAGGCCTTGATGGCCAGCGGATCGCCAGTCACCTTGCCCACTAGGTCGAGATCGTTGAAAATCACCACGATGGCCTCATCGCCGTCGGGCGTCTTAACCGTCCACCGATCGCCGCCGTAACGCGGCACGCGCACGAAGTCTCCGGGCGCGCACCACGAGCCTTCCGGCCAGCTCTCCATGGTGTTTCGGTTCTTGAAGGCCAAGCTGCCGACGGTCAGAACCTTGGCGACTTGGGTGTTGTAGTGCTCAGTCTCGCGCGTCTCGCCGACCAGCATGATGCCGCCGGCCGTCTTCTTCTTGGGTGTCCTGATCTGAACCAAGACGCGGCTGCCAAACGGCTGCACGCCCGGATCACAACTCGGGAACGCCTCGTCGACGTTGTCATACGCGAACGAGATCTTGTTTGCTATTTCTTGCATGGGTGCTCCTTCCTGCAAGTAAGGGGTTAGAGATCAAAGTCCTTCCGTTCCCGTTCCGCCACCAGACCCACGATGAGATCCTTGGCGTGCTCAAGTCCGGCATACATCCCGACAGCGCGTCCATAGTCGAACGCGTCACGTCCGGCAGGCTGCTTCAGGCTATCTCTCGCAAGCGTCGCCTGCGCGTCCTCGATAACCCGAAGCAGTGTCGCGATATTCAAGCAGGCGTCTTCTTGACCGGCATCTTGCTCATCGGCTCAATGGGCAAACCCATGGCCATGCGCTTGTGCTGGTTGATGATGTCGCCCGACTTGACCGTGGCGCCCTTGGTGCCAACGGTGTCATTCTTCTTCGCCATGTCGTAATCCTTCGCTGTTACGGGTTGATGCCGGTGCCGGTGCTGACGGCCACCTTCTCGCCGGTGACGGCTTCGAGGTTGGCGATCTGCATCGCGGTCATGTTGTCCTGCGTGTTCATCTGCTGGCGCGCCAGCAGCTCGGCGGCCTTGCGCTTGTCCTCGCCTTCCTGACGCGCGGCGGCTTCCTGCGCCTTTTGCTGCAGGGCGGCGGTGTCGAGCTGCAGCTTCTGCGCGTCGATCTGGGCCTGCGTCTGGCTCTCCTGCGCCTGAACCTGCAGCTTCTGGCCCTCGATCTGGGCCTTCTGCTGCGCCGCCTGCGTGCGCTGCTGGATCTCGGCCATGACCGCCTGCGCCGCCGGGTCCACCGGCTGGGGCGCGAGCTGCTGCATGATCTGCTGCGCCTGCTGGATGATGGGCGGCAGGGCTTGGAAGACGCCCGTCGCCTCCTTCGACACGATCTGCGACGCCTCGGCCAGCATGCGGTCGAAGGCGCGCTTGTCGTCGGGCGTCTTGTTCTGCTTCAGCAGCTCGCCGATGTCCTCGCCCGCCGTCTCATTGCCCAGCTCGAACACCGATGCCGCGTACCACAGGGCGATGTGCTCCTTGAGGTGGTTCATCATCACCGGCAGATACGCCGGCGCGATCAGGGCGTTCATGCCCAGCGCCGGGTTCATCATGTAGTTCAGGTGCGTCTTGAGGTGGGCGATGTGGTCCTGCTCCGGGAAGGCCACGATCGGCTTGCCCATCGTCGCCTTGACGTTCTCGTTGACGGCGTTCTGCTCCTTGGGCTCGATGGCGGGAGCCAGCAAGTCCTTGGCGTTCGGAACCTTCAGCGTCTCAAGGACGCGCTCCTCAACCTTGCGCAGGTTGTAGAGCTGCGGCAGCGCCGCGGCGCGCTGCGCCACGGCCTGCACCTGCGCATACCGCTGCGCCTCGCTGAAGATGTTCGGGTCGCTGACGGGCACGACGTCCATCGGGCCATCGAAGTCGGCGCGCGTGGCCAGCTCCTCGCCCAGCTCGGCCTCGATGTTCTCGTCGTCGAGGTACATGCCGTTCAGGCGGTGCAGGATGCGCAGCATCCGGCCCATGGCATCGTGCAGGCGGCCGTGGATGGCGCTGAAGACCGTCATGCCCTGCTCGATGCGGGCGAGCGTCGTGCCGACGGGCGTGTTGTTGTTGCTGTCGGCCAAGTCCTCGAGCGTCGTGCGCACGACGCCCTTGCCCGCGTCGACCAGCACGCCCAGCAGGGACAGCAGCACGGCGCTGGGCGGGTTGTACGGCAGGGGCATCGCCAGCTTGCGGACGTCGTCGACGTTCAGGCCGCCCTCGATCTCAAGCACCTGCGTGGGCTGGATCTCAAGCGTCTGCCCGCCGCGCGTGCCGCCCTTGAGCTTGAGCATGGTCTGCGAGTTGCTGATGTGCGCGCTGTCGAGCAGGGCGCGCAGGGCGCCCGTCGCCGCGGCGCTGATGCCGCCGATCATGTGCGGCAGGCCGATCGGGTAGGCGCCGCGCCACGGCACGAACGGGAACTCGACGAACCACTGCAGCTCTTCCTTGCTCTCGTCCAGCTCGTCCCAGTTGCGGTAGACGCTCAGAACCTTGCGGGAGAGCTTGTCGATCGTGATGATGTACGGCGCGGGCTCGACGTCCATGTCGCTCTCGGCATCGCGCCCCTCGAGGCTGGCGATGGCGTAGATCTCGTAGACCGTGCGCAGGCCGTCCTCGTTGTAGCTCGTGTCGCTGCGGCCCTCGATCTTGTCGTTGGCCTTGCCCGCCTCGCTGAAGTCCGGCTCGGCGCTGGCCGGCACCACGTCCACGTCGCGGTACATGCCGCTGCGCACGCGCTGCTTGTAGTCGAGCTGCGTCAGGTACTGCACATGCGTGCGGCGCTGCGCGCTGTAGAAGTTCGTCGCCGCGAAGGGCAGATACAGGTCGTCGATGGCGACGAACAGGAAGCCCGGACGGTTGCGGCTCTCATCCCACGACAGCTTGAGATACTGCGCGCCGCCCAGCGGCACCTGCGTCAGAAGCTGCTCCAGCTCGGCGCGGAACTCCGGCGCCTGCACGGTGAGCTGCCAGTTCATGAACTGCGTCTTGCGGTGCGCCTTGCGCGCCTTCTTGATCGTGATCTCGCCGGGGATGAAGTCCTTGGCCGGGCCGCTCGCCGGCATCAGCTCCTTCATGGCGCGCGCGGCAAAGTCCACGCAGGCCTCGGTCATCATGGGATGCACGACCTTGCTGGCGCCTTGGAACTGGGCGCCGCCCGGTGCGTCGTTGCCCAGCCCGGTGCGGCGCAGGCCCTCCTCGTACTGCTCGTCGCGCTTCTTGCGCGCCTCGCGGTCGCGGTCCACCAGCTCGAGGAACTGGGTCGCGAGCTTGTCGAGGTCCGGCTCGGGCATCTCCTCGGCGAGGTTCTTGTAGAAGTCCGGGCTCTTGGCCTGCTCGGTCTCGTCTTCCTCGAGCGTGACGATCGCGCCGCCGTCCTCGGTGTCCTCGACGCCATTGCCCTCTTCGGCTGGCATGGGCACGCTCTCGCCCTGCAGCTCTTCGTTCTGGTCTTCGGGCAGGTCGTCGTCAGCCATCATCGCCTCATGCCGCGTAGGGGTTCACGACCGTGCGCGGAGGCGTCGGCTCGCGTAGTGCTGTCTGCGCTTTTACCGCAGACAGCATGTTCTTGTCCATCATGAGGCGGATCGCCTGCGTCGTGCTGTCGACGAAGTCGTCGTGCTTGAGGCTGCCGGAGCCCGTGAAGCTGCAGAGCTGGTGCACCAGCGGATCGGTCCACGTCCGCGCGCGGCCGGGGAACTTGTCGCTCTCGGGCAGCCAGACTTGGCGCCGCGCAAACACAGGCGACACGATGTGCAGGCGCGTCAGCTTGTCGGCGCGGCCGGGGTTGTAGGCGTAGGACGCGACGCCCTCGCGATCGAGCACCTGCCGCAGGCTGATGCCCGAGCCCTTGTCCTCGATCACGACGATGTCGGGCTTGCGGCCGCTGGTGTTGGGCTTGGAGGCGCCGATCAGCGGCTTGATCAGGGCCGTGTCTTGGTCATCGCCATAGGCCACGTTGAGCTCGCGCTTCACGCGCTTGACCAGCTCCGGCAGGCCGAGCTGCTCCTGCCAGCAGTCCAGCAGCAGGACGTGCGCGCGCTCGTCGATCGAGCCATCGGGCATCTTCACCTTGTGCCGGAAGCCGCCCCAGACCGTGCAGGCGCTGTAATCTGGGTCGTGGGACTTCTTGTCGGTGGTCGCCTCGGTGAAGGCCGTGTCCAGCGACATGACGATCCAGTCGAAGGCCGGGAGCGCCTTCTTCGCCGGCCAGAGGCGCAGCCATGACCGCTTGATGACGCCGCTCTCCTCGGGGTCGATCAGCTCGCCCTCCAGCTCCTGCCGGCCGATGACCGTGCCCTCGAACTGCTGGAGCTGGTCAAAGAAGCTCTGGGGCAGGTTGGCCTTGTTGTCGTAGGTGCTGCCCCGCACCAGCACGCGCGTGGGCTTGGGCTCGGTCAGGCGGCGCACGAGCTCGATCGGCTTGGGCGTCGTGGTCCACAGGATCCGCGGCCGGTGGCCGAGGCGCAAGCCCATCAGGGCCATGTCCCATGTGTCCTGCGCGTACTGCCATGCCGCCAGCTCGTCGCACCAGATGTCGGCGTGCTGCGGGCCTCTGAGCCGCTCGGGCTTCTCGGCCGTGAAGCCGCGGATCGTGGCGATCTTGCCGGAGAGCGTGCGCACCTGCACGATCAGATCGGTGCTGTTGTAATTTTCTACAAGCTCCGGGGGTATCACCTTGAGCAGCCCAGCCGGGCCCTGAAAGCAGGTGAACTTGACGTCGCCATATGTGGGCGCGATGACCGCGCGATCGAGGGCGTCCGGGTCTTCGATCGCCTGCGCGGCCAGCCACTCGGCGCCGACGCGCGTCTTGCCGAAGCCGCGCCCGGCCATGTAGCCGCACTCAGTCCAGTCGCCATCGGGCGGTATCTGGTTCGGGCGCGCCGTGTCGAGCCAACGCTGCTGCCACAGGTGGTAGCGCAAGACGTCGGGCGGCAAGCTGGAGAGCTGCGCCTCGGTCAGGTCGTCGAAGCTGGCGAGCGTCAAGGCTTGCCCTTGGCGGGCGCCGGGCTGCTGGTCTTGCCCTCGATCTGGAGCGCCTTGCGCCGGCCGCGCAGCAGGCCCAGCAGCTCATTGGCCAGCTCGCTGCCCTCCGTCTGGACGACGATCGGGTTGTCGGCGTCGCCCGACATCAGCACCTTGTCGCCGTACCGCTTGGGATCCCACTTGGCCAGCAGCTTCAGGTCCGTCTCGATGATGAGCTTGTCGCGCTGCACGTCCTGCGTGCTCTCACCCCGGCCGCGCGCCGTCTCCCGAGCCGTGAGGGCGATGCGGTCCCAGCCGGTCGCCCGGGCGCGCGCGTACGCGACACCTAGTTCGGCGTCTGCGCGGCACCAGTCGTACCACGCCGTGTAGTGCGGCATCCCCGGCTCTGAGAGTATCGGCGCGAGCATCTCGCCCATGGAGATGCGCGCCAGCACCCTGTCGATCTGCTCGGGGTCTGGCGACACCGGCGACCTGCGCTTCACTAGGCTCGGCTTATCTGGCTTGTCTGGCATATGCTGTCCCGCATCGCTCTGCGGAACAGCACATAGCACCAGCAGCATCAGCCTTCAAGCAATGCTCAAATCAGATCGCTGCCGTCTTCCGGCTCATGCAGTTTTTTACTAGCCGCATCGGCGCGCCTGCCTCGCCCCGCGCGCCTGTGATCGGGACAGTTTCGCGTAAACCCTGAAGGATTAGGACTTGTGCTGAAAAAATACGTCTTCCCGCACTCCCGGCACGAGGACGCAAAGTGATACTCCGTCCACCACACATCGCCAGTGGTGGTGTTGTGAAAAACTTCCGCCAGCTCAAATAGCTGGCCATCAGGCATAGCGCATACTTCGCCCTCGGCGACTTCCCCCGCAACATGCCGAGCCGTATCTTTCCAACGCCGGTACACCTCGGCGTTAGTCTCAGGCTTTTTCGGAGCTTTTGCGAAGTGCGCCTGATAGGCCGCGCCTGCCTCAACCGCCGTGGGAAAAGCGCCTAACCAAAGATCACGGCGGGTGCGCCTATCGTAGAAACGCGCCACAAACTTTCCAATCCTTGGGTCAAAACGAACGCCGCGATGCGGCTCCGCCTCCCGGTCTTGCGCGGCGCACTCTTCGCGTATTTTCGACCTTTCGGGCCGGCTTTTGTTCTGCTTGGCCTGCTGTTGGGCGCGCCGCGCCTCTTTCTCTGCTTCGGTACTAGGAGGCAAGCTCGCAAGATAGTCCTTCAACTCCCCCGCCTGACGCTCAAATCTCGCCCGCAACTGTTCGTGAGCGGCGACGCGTTCCGCGCGCCACTGTTTTACGTCATCTTCGTATCGCGCTGAACGCGACGCTACGGTATGCTGATGTCTTGGCATGGGATCGTTTCTCCGTTCGGTTCTATGTCGGGGCGCTCGATGCAAACGAGCGCCCCACCCCCCAAACTTTTACTTAGTACCTCGCCCCGCGTCAAGCGCAGCATCACACCGCGCAACACGCAACATCTGCAACACGGTGCATCATCTGTTGCGATTGGAAGGAAATTACACGGTTCGAGTACAACGCAGCAGCGCAGCGCCAGCGGCGCAACGCAACAGCACCACGGCTCGTTGCAACACGCAACACGATGGGGATACTTACGGAGTAAGTATCTCCCCCCGTGTTGCATTGACGTGTTGCACCAGCGCCTGCCGCGCAACATGCAACACGTTGCATCATGTTGCATCTGTTGCAAATGTTGGCCACCAATCGCTTGCACTATTCGCACCACCTCGCCACCCACCTTGCAAGAAACTGCAACCTGATAATGTGGGCAATGTGGCTGTCCACATTAGCGCGCGCCGTGCTATGTCACTCGTCCTGCGGCGTCGTGGTGAGACACGATGCGCCGGTGCTAGTAGCCCCGGTCTGGTCCCTCCCCAGACCTCGCCCACCGCACGGCGCGACTGGCGATATCCCCGCCAGAAGTGGGCTCGGACCCCACCCGCAGACCCCCTGATTTGCCGGATTATGCGCACATCGTCCTCCCGACCCGCCTAATTCGGCCAATTAACCGCGGCGATCTGGGGCCAAAAAGCCCTGTATTTTCAACGGCTTGTAAAATACTTGCAGAAAAGTGCAAATAGCTATTGCAACCGTTTGGTTGCGCGGCTAGGGTGTCTGTGTTGAAACGAACCACCCCACGGAGCCTCACATGACCACCCAGTTGAGCCAATACCGCCTGAAGACCACCGACGAGCTGCGCTACATCGCCAAGGACGCACACGCCGCCGCCGTGGCCATGCACGGCCACAACCCGGCCGCCGAGGCCAAGTACCTCGACCAAGTCAATGACGCCTGCACCGTGATGTTCGAGCGCGCCCGCGCCGATCGCGCCGCCGCCAAGAAGGAGGCCTAAGACCATGTCCTTCACCTTCGAGAACCACAGCGACGAGCGCCGCGTCCAAGGCACCCCCGTCGGCGCCTACACCTACCAGCTCGTCGACGCCGACGGCGTCGAGGTCAGCCTGCCCCACCGCGCCAAGGCGTGGAACGGCAGCGAGTATGTGATCGAGAGCTTCAAGCCCAGCCGCTTCCACGGCAACCCCGGCTACGTCTACACGCGCGGCCCGCGCGGCTATGAGACCCTCGTGCCGGGCGTCTTCAAGCTCAAGATCATCGCCGCCCCGAAGGAGATCTGAGCCATGGCAAAAAAACGCAAGCATCGCCTCGTAATAGATGTCACCTTTAGTGAGCCGTTGACAGAGAACCGCGCCGCCAGAGCCGTGCGCGTAGCCCTCTCAAGTCTGTGGGCTGTGTCCAACGGCCACCGCCTGCCCAACAATCGGTGCAACATCGACAAGCTGGACGTGAAAGAGTTCAGCCGCGTTCTTCGCGCCGCCAAGGAGATCTGACCATGACCACCACGCCAGCCCCCCAGCCGGCCGCCCAGCCCCTCGACCCGCGGGAGGCCGACTACAGCCGCAGGGGCATGTTCGCCTACCACAACTGCAGCCGCTGCGATCACGGCCGCCTGCCCTGCCGTCAGGGCCAGCACAACACCTGCGGCAACCCGGTGGCCCGCAATGACTAGATCGCCCGCCACAGCCCCAGCGCGGGCCGCCAGCGTCAACCGCGAGCACGCCGGCGAGGATACACCCCGCTGGGTCGTCCGGGCCCCTGACGGCTCCTATATCGGCGAGGCGGCCAAGGTCGAGAACGCCAAGGATCTCGCCCGGCGCTGGACGGAAGAGCAGCAGGATCAGGGGGCTGTAAAATAATTTGGCCAATATGCAGTTTTTTGCATAAAGGCTATTGCAACCGTCCGCTTGCAGGAATACCTTGAGTTCACTGATTTGAACCCAAACGGAGACACGACATGATCACCAACAGCAGCCAGAACTGGGAAGTCGGCCAGATCGTCAAGGTCGGCTTCATGTCCAACCTGACCGTCATCGCAAAGGTGCCGACGCCCGGCGACTACGCCCCCGACGCCTACACCCTGCGCAGCGCCAAGGGCGTCGACTACTCCTTCGTGCCCCATCGCGGCATCGCCCGCCTCGACGCCTAACCCCACCTCAACCGCAACAAAGGGACAACCACCATGATCACCAGCGAAACCTCGGGCCTGAACGCCCTCCAGCGCCAGCTCTACAACACCCAGACCAAGCTGCGCGGGGACAACGACAGCGAGTATCAGATCTACGTCGCAGCCGCCAAAAGCCTCGGCTGGGCCGTGAAGACTTACGAAGAATGGCTCAACAGCTAATTACCACCACCAGCAAAGGGACAACCGACATGACCACCGCCACAAACGTCACAAACCAGACCGCGCAAACCCCTCGAGCCGCCCGAGACGTTATTCTCGACGCGCTCGAGGACTTTGTGAACCAGCGCCCTCGCATGGACCCGCGCGACTACATTCGCTCGTGGGACGACAAAGACGGCCGAAAGGCTTACGCCAACGACAGAAACGCGACCAGCCGGGCCCGCGAAGACGCGCGCGCCCTGCTTGCCGCAGTGCGCCGCTCGAGCGTCAGCGAGGCGCAACTGATCGAGGCGTTTCGGGCGTTCTCCGGGCGCCTGTCGTGGGACGGCCAGCGCTTGGATTACTGCGTGGGGTCATACTGGCCCATGGAATATCGCCACGCCGTGTGCGCCGTACTTTCAAGCGCTCTCTGGGCGTTCTATCGCGAAGATTGCTGCTGTGAGACCAGCGACAAGATCCGCGCCGCCGCACGCCGTAACCTGCCGCGCACCCTCGTCGCGCGCTGGTTCAATTAACACCGCAACAACCACCAACAGCAAAGGGACAACCACCATGACCGTTACCACCGCCACCATCGACCTGAAGGCCCTCAAGGCCACCCTGCACGCCGTCACGCCCACCGAGACCCGCTACTACCTCGCCGGCGTCTGCGTCGAGATCAGCCCCTCCAGCGCCACCTACGTCGCCACCGACGGGCACATCCTCTTCGCCGCCCACCGCGAGGCGCCCAAGGGTGAGGACAACACCCTGACCGGGACGTGGATCATCCCGCACGGCGTGATCAAGGCGATCAAGCTCGGCCGCAAGCTGGGCGAGATCGCCACGCTCGAGCTCTCGCCGATCGGCGGCGAGCTGCTCCTGCGGCAGGCCGGCGCCAGCGCCGTGTCGTTCGCGCCGGTCGACGGCACCTTTCCCGACTGGCGCCGCGTCGTGCCGAGCGCGCAGTGGGAGCCCCTCACGCCCGACCGCCTGATCAAGAGCGGCAACGAGGTCAATCAGTTTGACCCCGCCCTGCTGGCCCGCCTGCAGCGCGCTGGGCAGGATCTGGAGCTGGGCAAGACGCCCTACGTCCACCACCCGGTGCCCGGCAACCCATCCGTCGTGACGTGGACCGGCCACCGCGACGCCCTCGGCGTGATCATGCCGATCCGTGGCACGGACGAGCCATGGGCCGCTCCGCAGTGGGTGACGTCCACCTCCGCCCCCAAGTCCGCCTAATCTCAGCAGCAGCCCCCGGCAACGGGCCGGGGGCGATCAAACCAAAGGGACAGCCACCATGGACAATTACACCGCAGTAGGACTGGCCGAGGGCTTCATCGAGGCCGGCAGCGAGGAGCAGATCCTCGAGGCGTGGCAGCACCTGCACGACACCGGGCTGGCCTACCAGCTTCAGGGCTTCTTCGGCCGCACCGCCCAGCACCTCATCGATCAGGGCCTCATCTCCGCCTAATCTCAGCAGCAGCCCCCGGCATCGGGCCGGGGGCGATCAAACCAAAGCAAACGGAGTTTTGATATGAGCGCATCATCCGACTACTTCATCCAGCACCAGCAAGACATTTGCGACCGCTACGCCAACGGCAACCTCGATTGGCAGGATGCCTTACGGATGCTTGTCCGCATGGGCTTCGACCCGCACGAGGCGCAGGACTTGCTCAACGAGGCGGAGGCCTGAACAGGGGGCTTGCAGCCAGTGAGCTGCGAGCGTAAGAAACAAATCAGCGACACGCTAAAAGGGACAACCAACGATGACTGACAACGAAAAGTACCACGGCGCCTACGCCGTCGAGTTCCATTACCGCACGGAAGACGGCATGCCGTTAATCTCGTTTCTTGAGGATCGCCCAGAAACGCAGGACGCCATGCTCGAAATCATGCGCAGCGCCGCGCAAGGTAATTGCGTGAAGGACTGCGGCCCTTGCGGCGGCAGCATTAAGTCTGACGCTGCCTTGGTGGGTGTGGCTTTATTTCACGGAAGCGATGATCGCACCAAAACGGAGCTGAACATTCTCTCGCCCATTTGCGCGAAGTGTTACGCGATCGGGCGCGACATTCTGGAAACGCGTTTTATTTATTTGATCAAGGAGCGGGTCTTTAAGGGCGACGCGGAAATCATGTTTTCGCCCAACACTACGCGCAACTGACCAACGCACGAAGGGACAACCGACAATGAGCCTAGACATCTACCGCATCATGAGCGAGGCCGCCGTAAGCAACGACAACGCCAGCCTGCGCCCATACGATCGCGCCGCCGGCCTGATCAGCGAAATCCTGACGCAAGCGTGGCCCAGCACTGAGCCCGGCGCCATGGCCTACCAGCTCGGCTACCTCAAGGGCCTGCTGGCCGAGATCGCGGCATACGACCCGGACACCATGGACCGCCTTGAGCGCCACCGCGACCACGTCGTCGCCAACAATCAGGAGTTCAACCTGTGAGATACGAGATGCTCGCCCGCGCGGTTATCGTCATCCTGTCCGTCGCCATCATATTCTGGCTGGTGGCCGCACGATGAGCCCGCGCAATTACGGACTGCCAAACACCGCCTACGTCCCGCCAGCCAAGCGCCCCCCGCGCCTCGGGATGGCCGTCGCCGCCGTGGCCGGCACGGCCCTGCTGGCCCTGCTGTTTGGGGTGCTGGGCTTCGCCGCACTGGTCGCCGCCGCGTGGCTGGGGCCGGTGCTATGAAGCCGCGCACCGACATCTGGCCACCCGCGCGCGTCAAGGCGTTGCTGGCGCTGCTGGCGCAGGGCAAGAGCTCCGCGCAGATCGCCAAGGCTCTCGGCAAGAACGTCACGCGCAATGCCGTGCTGGGCAAGATCCACCGCCTCAAGCTCGCCGACAAGCTGGACGCACCATACAAGCCCTTGAAGCCCGAGACGCCCAAGGACGACCCCGCCGTCGCCAAGGTCAAGCGCGTGCTGGCGCGCCAGCACCGCGCCAGCTACGGCTTTGGCGCCGCCGCCCTGCCGACGGTCCCGGTGCCGCCGCGCGAGATCAAGGCGACGGAGTACGACGCGATCGACCCCAAGACGCCCGGCCTGCTGCGCATGATGGAGCTGCGGCGCCACCACTGCCGCTGGCCGCTGAACAACGCACTGGGCGGCGAGTACTACTTCTGCGGCGACCAGAAGGTAACTGGCCGCCCCTACTGCGAGAAGCACGTCGCGATCGCATACCACCCCCCGATGAGAGGCCGTAACAATGCAAATACCCGATAACAACGACCTCGAGCGCGCCCGCCTGCTGCGCGATCTCGAGGAGGGCATCAGGCGCGCAATGCGCCCGCAGAACCCGCCTAAACGCGGCAGGGAGGAGGCCGAAGCGACCCCCGATCACGACACGATGATGGCCGGCGTCTACCTGCGCGCGCATCCGCGCTCCGTCGAGCTGATCCGGCACAACGCCAGTTGCGGCATGAGCCGCGCCAGCATGAACCGGATCTGGGGTCAGCGCCTCGTCACGGCGGTATTGGGCAGCGTGGAGCTAAAACCATGAGACACAGTGAGAGAGACGCCGTGCAGGTGCTGCGAGAGCTGCGCGCCGACCACAGCGAGGCCGAGTACGTCGAGGTGATGTGGTCGCAGCGCTACCCCAAACCTTTCCCCAAGAGCAGCCCCGGCTGGCCCTTCCGCGGCGCCGGCGAGGCATGCACCAAGCACATCAGGATAGTGAAATGAGCAAGGGATCCGACATGCTGCTGGATGCCGCTCGCACGCTCGCCGAGCGCGGCCGGGTCTACGGCGAGGCGCGCGCCAACATGGAGCGCACGGCGCAGCTCTGGTCGGTCGTGCTGGGCGTACCCGTCACGCCCGTGCAGGTTGCCCTCTGCCTGATCCAGCTCAAGGTTGCGCGGCTTCTGGTGACGCCCGATCACGACGACTCGGCCGTCGACATCGCCGGCTACGCCGCCGTCCTGTGCGAGGCGCAGGCCGATGTCTAACGCGGGCGGCCTGACGGCCTCACAGAAGCGCATGCTGGACTTTCTGAACACGTTCATCACGCGCAAGGGCATCTCGCCATCCTACGCCGAGATGCAGGAGGCGCTGGGCTACAAGTCCAAGGCGTCCGTGTCGCGCTACCTCTACGCCCTGCGCGAGCGCGGCTACATCGACTTCGCGCCCGGCAAGGCGCGCACGATCGCCGTGCTGTTTCCGCTGGAGAGCACGCCGAATTGGGAGAGCATCGCCCGCGCGCTCTACCTGCAGAACTTAGACCTGCGCGGGCATCTCAAGAAACTGGGCTGGGACGTGGACGTGAAGGCCATGACCCTGCCAGACATCAAGAAGGGGAAACGCCGTGGACATGGTTGAACGTGTGGCGAAGGCCATCAATGACACAATGCTACAGCACGGCGATTACAAACCCGACGAACTAGCCCGCGCCGCCATTGCCGCCATGCGGGAGCCTACGGAGGCTATGTACAAAAGCGACTACAACATCGAGATGGCGCACTCACATAACCACGGCTTTCCGTGGGAATGGAGCAATGATGTGCCGACCAAGATTTGGCAGTTGATGATCGACGCCGCGCTGGAATGTTCTGCGAAACCTGACGGACAATAACGGAGCATCGACATGGCCGTATCATTTCAATCCGCACTGGAAGAACTCATCAACCGGCACAGCATGGAGAACGGCAGCAACACACCCGACTTCATGCTGGCAGAATATCTCTGCGACTGTCTGGCGACCTACGAGGTCATCATCGCCAAGCGCGAGAAGTGGTATGGCCGCGAGGTCGGCAAGCCGTCAGCGGTGGGCGTCAATGACCTGATGCCACCGAAACCTTCTGATCCTATCAGAGTCAAGTAGGGAGCCGCACATGGGATGGATCAGAACATTGCTTGCCGCACGGCGCTTCCGGCGCATCGACGGACTTTTTATGACCGAGAGCAGCGGCAATCCAGAACCGACCAAGCGCCGCGCTGCGATCAAGATCGAGTTCTTTGGCCCTGACGCCCTGGAACGGTGCGAGCGCGCCAGCACCGACCTTCTGAAAATCATTCGCGGTTAAATGGAGCGATTATGACCAACACCGATGGACTACCTTGGCGCTGCAAGCACGAACAGGAGGGCGAGCGGATGCTTTGCCCGACTGAGGGTTGCCCCAAGAGTTACGGCTGCGCCCGCGACAAGGGATGGAAGCCGGGCGATCCGACGCCGAACGGCTGCGTCGGCCTTCCAAAACAACCCGTCACCTGATCGGAGCATATCATGCCGCTGTTCATTTATCTGTGTTTTGCCTTCATAGCCGGATTGCTGGCTGGCGCTGTTATTGGGCGCTGCGAAATGCTGCACAACCTTGGAATGACTTGGGCGGATTTCCGCCAGCGCCGGATACGGTAGAAAGAATGACTGACATGATCGACGCCGCGCAGGAGATGAAGTGATGAACAAATACCGAGAACTACTAGACTATGCAGTGAGCCGGGGGCTGCGGATTGAGAACGGCAGCAAGCACATCAAGCTGTTCACCGCAGACGGGAAGCTGGTGCAGGTAATATCCGGCAATAACAGCAAGGGCGGTAAGTTTCCGTTTAAAGAACAAATGCGGCGATTAGATAAAAACATGGAAAAAACGCAAAGAGGATGAGCGACATGGAAAACACTCAGGCAATCGCGCTGATGATCGGCCTCGCCTTCGTCGGCTTAGTCATCGGCGTGTGCATAGACATATACCGGCACCGCAAGTCGGCCACTAGGGATACACCGAAAAAGGTTGTTTACGTTTCGCCGTCGCGCAAACGGGCCATGGTTGAAGCTGGCGTGTGGGACGATCCCGCGCTGCGGACTAAGTATCTCAAGGCGTATCAGGACTACGACAATCCGAAACCCGCGCCGCCCGCGCCGCCCGCGCCGCTGCCGGTAGACGTCCGCGTCACACTCGAGACACCCCCTGCGCCTAAGAACAAGGGCGGCAGGCCCAAGGGCAGCAAGAACAAGCCCAAGGGCAGCAAGAACAAGAAGAAGCGCGCCCCCAATAAAAAAGTGCGTAGACGCCAGTAGACGCCGCTAGATGACCGAAGACGTCCGCAGACGACCCGCGTCTTCTGCCTGCTAAAGTAGGCGCTAGTATTCGCTTGCAAATCACACCGGGCGGTGCGTATGGTTCGCGCCGAGCACAAATCACGGAGCATCTCGTGTCATCAGGTATCGACCGCGCCATTGAGGCCGCAGGCGGCGCACTCGCGCTGGCCAAGCTGCTGCAGGTCACGCATCAGGTTGTGTACGCTTGGAAGAAACAGGGCTGGGTGCCGCCGGAGCGCGCCCTGCAGCTAAGGGACCGCTTTAAGATCCCGGTCTCGAAGCTGCTCAATCCGAAGCTCGCGAAGCTGATCTCGTAAAACATTAGGGCCACGGGACATGGCAGACGGGGAGGGACACATGCCGAATGTGAGCGCGATTGCGCCGCATCACCGCGAGTTGCTGGCGCCCAGCGAGCTGCGTAAGCTGACGGGCTGGCTGATCTGGCGCTATGAGACGCAGCCCGGCACGGGCAAGCAGCTCAAGGTGCCCTACTACACCGACGGCGGCCGCCGGCACGGCCAGCAGGGCAGCGCCACGGATCGCTCGAAGCTGACATCGTTCGCCGCCGCAACGGCCGCCGCCGCCCGGCGCGGCTTCGACGGCGTGGGCCTCGCCATGCTCGCCGACTGGAACATCACCGCGCTCGACTTCGACAAGTGCATCGGCACCGAGGGCCTGCGCGACATGGCGCCCGAGATCATGGCGATCGTCGGCCGCACCTACAGCGAGTTCAGCCCCAGCGGCATCGGCGTGCGCGCCTTCGTGCGCGGCGCGCTGGGCAACCACAAGAGCGCCGCCGAGCCGGGGCGCTTCGGCTTCGAGACCTTCAGCTCCAACGGCTTCGTAACCTTCACCGGCAACATGCTGCCGCACATCGACCTGTGCGGTCTTGAGGACACGATCGCCGAGGCCGATGACACCGTGCGCAGCCTGTGCGAGGCGCGCTTCGGCCGCAGCACCCCGGCGCAGGCCGTCGACAACGACGATCCCTTCGCCGGGCTCGAGCCCCAGATCGGTCTGAGCGTCGAGCAGATGCAGACCCTGCTGGCCGGGCTCGACCCCGACATGGGCCGGGATGACTGGATCCGCGTCGGCATGGCCCTGCACCATGAGTGCGAGGGCGACGACACCGGCTTCGACCTGTGGAACGACTGGTCTGAGAACGGCGGCAAGTACCCCTCCGAGGAGGCCCTGCGCGCCCAGTGGGACAGCTTCACGCGCCGCATGGGCCCCGGCCGCAGGCAGATCACGATGGCGTCGGTGCTCAAGATGGCCAAGGAGGCGGGCGTCGCCCTGCCGCGCCCTACGCTGGCGGCCTCGGCCGAGGATCTGAAGGCCGTCGCCGCCGATACCGCTGAACAGATCGCCGACCTGCCGCCCTCCGAGGGGGTCTGCACGCCCGAGGGCTTCGAGGGGCGGTTCCGGGTCTACAGCGCCGATAGCCTCGCCCAGCGCGATCCCATTGGCTGGCTGATCAAGGGCGTGCTGCCCGACGCCGACATGGGCGTCCTGTTCGGCGCCTCCGGCTCCGGCAAGAGCTTCGCCGCGCTGGACATGGCCGGCTCGATCGCCCGAGGCGTGGACTGGCGCGGCAGGCGCGTGCGCAAGGGCCGCGTGATCGTCATCGCCGCGGAGGGCGGCGGGGGCTACGGCAAGCGCATCAAGGCCTACTGCCAGCATCACAACATCGCGATGCGCGATCTGGACATCGGCGTCATCACGGCCGCGCCCAATTTCCTCGAGGCCGACGACATCTCCGAAGTGGTGGCGTCGATCGTCGCCGCGGGCGGCGCCTCGCTTCTGATCGTCGACACCTTCGCGCAGGTGACGCCCGGCGCGAATGAGAACGCGGGCGAGGACATGGGTCTGGCGCTGAAGAACGCGCGCGGGCTGCGCGAGGCGACGGGCGCGATGTGCCTCCTGATCCACCACGCCGGCAAGGACGCCTCCAAGGGCGCGCGCGGATGGTCCGGCATCAAGGCCGCCGCCGACGTCGAGATCGAGATCAGCCGCGAGGAGGAGAGCCCCGTGCGCCAGATGCGCACCAGCAAGATGAAGGACGGCGACGATAACCTGCGCTGGGGCTTCAAGCTCGACATCGTCGACGTGGGCATCGACGGTGACGGCGACGTCATCACGTCCTGCATCGTGATCGAGACCGACGCGCCCTCACCCGGCGTGAGCGACAAGGACCGCAAGGGCGCCAAGAAGGTCGGCCGCGTCGAGGCGCACATTCTGGATACGATCGAGCTGGTCGATAGCCGCGTCACGACCATGTCGCTGGACAAGTTCGTGGATCTCTGCGTCGAGGGCATGCCGCAGCCGGAAGATGGCAAGCGCGACACGCGCCGGCAGAACATCAGCCGCGCTTTCAAGGGCTTAACCAAGGGCGCAGACGCGCCGCTGAGTATCGACCACGGGCGCGTAACTTTCTGCAAATAAGGCTTGCAATGGAATAATTGCAGGCGTATCTAGAGCGGACACTAACTAAGGGACAACCAATGTTTGCACATATCACCAAGGCCACGAACGGATACGAGCTGCGCATCACCGACAGCAACCGCCCCATTGGCGGCACTGTCTGGCTCGTACCCGGCAAGCGCGAAGCCCGCGCCGTCGCCAAGCAGTACAACGCCAAAGCGTGGAACTTTTAGCATGAAAGACCGCACATACTACCGCGCCATGTCTGATGGCTATCTGATCGAGGAGGGCAAGGACAGCGAGCACGAGCTGTGCATCGTTCTGGCCGAGCGCCTCGAAGACGCCATCGCGCTGGATGAGAGACTGGCCGACCAGCAAGACACCATCGACGACCTGAAGCGTCAGATCGCCAATCTTGAGGACGATCTTGTCGATCGCGAGGACGACATATCCGCCCTGATGAGGCAGCTTGGAGAGGGACAACCGAAATGACTTACCGCGTAGAAGTAACCGCCGCGACTATCAATGAACTGAGCGGCAAGCTGGCCGCACTGGCGTCGCAGCTCAAGGGTCTGCCCGCCACGTTCGACGTGCTGAAGATCGAAGCTGCCGCAGTCGAGGAACCTGCGCCGCCAGCGCCCGCTCCGGCGCCCGAGCCTGAACCGGCGGTGGCCGGAGAAGCACCCCGCGAGGTGGACAATGGCTGGGCCAAGGAGACGGGCTCTGCGCGCGTCTACGACTACAACACCGAAGTGGCGCCGCGCGTTCTGGAGATGGTCAGCAAGTGCGGCCGCGATGCGGTGAAGGAGCTGCTCGCCAAGTACAGCGTCACGCGCGCATCGCAGCTCGACCCTTCGCACTTCCCGAGCCTGATGGACGCCGTCAACGCCGCGATGGAGGGGTAAAATGACCGAGATGATTGAGCGTGTAGCAAGGGCGCTTTGTCGCGCGGCGGGCGCTGATCCAGACGTTTGCGTAACCTGCGAAAGTATTCCGCCGATTACGTTTTGGGTTTGGGAAAATTACACTGCGAAAGCCCGCGCAGCCATCGAGGCGATGCGTGTGCCTACGAGGGAGATGCTGACTGCGGGAGAGAACCACACAAACTTCCTCTCCAGCGACTGTAATGATTTTTTGAAAGGCTGGCGGGCCGCAATCGACGCTGCGTTAGAGGATAGCCGCGCATGACGCAGCACTCCGTCCTGTCGCCGTCGGGGGCGCATCGCTGGATGCGCTGCCCCGGCAGCATCGCCGCCGAGAGCGGTATGCCCGACACGTCCAGCAAGTACGCCGCCGAGGGCACGGCGGCGCACGAGCTGGCGTCGAAGTGTCTCGAGCTGGACGCCAACGCCGAGGCCGTGATCGGCGACACGATCACCGTCGACGGCTTCGACTTCATCGTCACGGCTGAGATGGCGCATCACGTCAACGACTACTGCAAGCTGGTGCGGGAGTACGCGCAGGGCGGCCAGCTTCTGGTCGAGCGCCGCGTGAACTTCAGCGAGGCGATCGGCGTGCCGGACAGCACTGGCACGTCCGACGCCATCGTCATCCACCCCGATCGCCTCACCGTGATCGACCTGAAGTACGGCATGGGCGTGAAGGTGGACGCCACGGAGAACGAGCAGCTCCAGCTCTACGCGCTGGGCGCCCTGCACGACTACAGCGTCTTGGGCGACTTCCAAGAGATCGTCATGGTCGTGCATCAGCCGCGCCTGAACCACGTCAGCGAGTGGTCGATCCCGGCCGCCAAGCTGGAGGCGTTCCGCGAGAACGCCCGCCTTGCGGCCATCGAGGCGCTCGACCACAGCAACCCGCGCAGGGAGCCGGGCGAGAAGCAGTGCCGCTTCTGCAAGGCCAAGGCGACGTGCCCGGCCCTGCGGGCTGAGATCAGCGACACCGTGGGCGGCATTGCCAGCCCGAGCGACTTCGCGGATCTGGCCGTGGCCGAGGAGGACGACCTCTCGCAAGCCATGACGCGCGTCGAGCTGGTCGAGCACTGGTGCAAGGCGATCCGCGCCGAGGTGGAGCGCCGCCTGCTGGCGGGGCAGCCGGTGGCCGGGTTCAAGCTGGTCGAGGGCCGGCGCGGCAACCGCGCATGGTCCGATGAGGCGGAAGTGGAGAAGCTGTTTAAGTCCTTCCGCTTTAAGAAAGAAGAGATGTATGATTTCAAGCTGATCTCGCCCACCAAGGCCGAGAAGCTCTTGAAGACTAACCCCGGACGCTGGGAGAAGATCAGCGCACTGACTTCTCGCGGCGACGGCAAGCCATCGGTGGCACCCGCCACTGATAGGCGGCCAGCACTGGCCGTCTCGAACTCTGACGAGGATGTCCTCGCCAGATTAACTGCAGACTAGAAGCTGCTAACTGGAGAACTACGAAATGCAAATCCGTTTGAAGAATGTTCGTATCGCGTTCCCGTCGCTCGGCGAACCGGAAGCCTATGGTGATGGCGAACCGGCGTATCAGGCCAAGTTCATCATCGTGCCGAAGTCCGAGCAGGCTAAGGCCATCAAGGAGGCCATCGCCGCCGCTGCCAAGGAGCAGTGGAAGGACAAGAGCGCCGACGTCATCAAGTTGCTGACGGAAGACAAGAAGATGTCCTACGTCGAGGCGCCCTACCGCAACAAGAAGTCCGGCGAGACGTATGCCGGCTTTGAGGGTATGCACTACCTCTCGGCGCGCAACTCAAAGAGCAGGCCCACTATCTACAACAAGGCCAACGTCAAGCTGGAGAGCTCGCGCGACATCGAGAGCCTGATCTACTCCGGCTGTTATGTGCACGCGCTGATAGACCTGTACGCACAAGACAATCAGTGGGGTCGGCGTATCAACTGCGTGTTGCAGGGCGTGATGTTCCACGCCGACGGCGAGAACTTCGGCGGATCCTCCGTCGCAACAGACAGTGCCTTCGCCGATTTGGCGCAGACCATTGACGATCTACTCTAATGACTGAGGCAGGCCACAACAGTGTCGCCGCCGATCAACTTCGCACCATCGTCGAGCGCATCGAGCGCCTTGAGGATGACAAGAAGGCGGTCGTCGAGGACATCAAGCAGTTGTACATGGAGGCAAAGGGCAACGGCTTTGACAGCAAGGCGATCCGCAAGATCGTCGCCCTGCGCGCCATGGACGAGGACAAGCGCAAGGA